ATTTTCCTTGTTTGGTTTTTGTTTTTTGTTCTGTTGGCAACTTGCCAGAGATTGTTTTCTTTCCAAAGATCCTATCATAGCCCTTACGATAACTTTCGTTAGAGGCTTTGCTGATTAACAGATCATTGGTTACGCTGTTCTTTGCTGTATTACTTAATTCCATTACTTTAACATCATTGCTCTTTTTTCTCTCATCTGATCTAACGATAAGGGTTTGAAATTCTTATCAAGATTGAGCTTTGCGAATTGCTCAGAGTTTAAAGTTCCGTCATTTAGCCAAGTCGTTTTTTGTTTTCCGATTGCTGATCTTTGAAAGTCTTTAGGCTGGGTTTTTAGCCAATCGTAATAAGTCTGCTTTGCTGGAACTTCCCCGCCTAGTGCTGATCTTGTAGCCCCCTTATCTAAATCGCCTAAACCTAAAGCCTCATCTAACACAAAGTTAATTGTTGATCTGCAATTAATGTGAATAGGGGGCATCGGTCCTTTGCCCATCTCAAACTCTAACCCGTCTAGGCTTCTGCATCTTTGCGTTGTCCTCCCGTCTAATGTGGAACGCCACTTGTATGCTTTAACTATATCCTTGTTAGCCTCCCAAGTTTGCATCCTAGCAGTAGCACTAACATGTTGCACCGCTGTTCTGATTACTGCTTGTGCTTGTCTTGTTTGCAAAGAGGTTAAACCATCCTTAAAATTGTTAGCCCTTGTGCCTCTTATTAGCTGCGTCATCTGGCTTAGTGTTTGCCCCTCCTTGTATCCCTTGCGAATAACCCCGCTGACTTGTGTTACCCTTGTCCTAGACCAGTTCTTAATAAATGGTTCTAACAACTCTCCAGTTGCGCTAATAGGGGAAGTTAAAGCTGCAGCATAAGCCAAGTTTGCTGCCGAGGCTGCATTGCCAGTAACGAGAAAAGAGTTGATAGTTTGACGTTCAAAAATCGCATCATCCTTTGCCAACTTTCGCAGATCTTTATCAAGATCCTTTACGATTGCAGCTTGATATTTTTTATTCAACTTGGTCACATTGCGAAGCAATAGATTCAATTCCTTTTTTGTTAGCTGATCTAACGAATCAACTCCAAGCCTGTTAGCTGCAGTCAATAAATCAGCCTCAAACTTTTTCGCTAAAACACGATAGTCTTTTGCTTTTCCAGCTTTGAGCCTCTCAAGCATCACTTGATGCCTAGTTGCTATGTCTGTAATAGATCTAGCCATTCTCTACATCATCAACTTCATCATCAATCTGATCCAGCCCATCTAATGCGCTTGCGTCAATAATGTCTCTTGCTTCATCGTTAGGCAGTTCTGCAATGGAAGCTTTCTTTAGATTATCTCTAAGCTCATCCCATGTTAGAACATCGTTTTGCCAGAGGGAAAGTAAAGCCCCTTGCTCTTGCGGATTAAGAGTGTGATTTACGAAATCTGTATGCAGTTCAAAATCAACTTCTCCATTTGTTCCGACAAACTCCATGCACCATCCAAGAGCCGTTCTAAATGCCTCCGCTGTATTGTTAGCTGCAGAAGCTAAAACGCTTGTTTCGGATGCGTTATCCATCCCCGCTTCAGTCGCTGTTCTTTGGACGTTTTTATTCTCTACGAGCTTTGCCCCTAACGCCACCATTTGACGCTCCTTTGTATCCATCGCCTCTTTGGGCATAGAGTTAGCAGAGGCTTGCACAAGCCCCATAGAGCCGCCTTCTGGCAGTGGCACGGCTGATCTAGATCCTAAGTGAACTTGCCCCTTCAAAACATCATCCACCCATGACTGATCTAAGCCCGTCATGTATGGCGTAGGTTGCCCGACAATGTAGCAAGCTTCCTCATAATCTGCAGAGTTGCGATAATGTGCCAGATTCAAAACCGATAGATCATAAAGCGGGGGAAGGTCTGGTTCTTCATCGTTATTTTCCCAGCCGATAAATTGGAAAGGGATTTGTGTTAGAGGCGTTCCTTGTGCGCTTGTCGGAGTGTATTCCTCAACCAAGCCATAAGCCCCGCTTCCCTGTGCCGTGCTTCTCCTGTAGATCTGCACTTGGTAAATGCCTTCAACCAATCTTAGGACACGGAATTGCTCTACAATTTCCTCTTTAAATCCATCGTCACTATCTACATAGGTTTCCGATAGAACAATTAGTGTTAGACGATTCTTTGCACCCTGTCTTTCGCTTCGCCAGTTGATGATTGAAGGCGCATCATAGTGAAGGATGTTAGGTCGAATAGATCCATCTAACTGATCTTGTCTTGTCGCTACTCTTTCAACTGTAGGGTAGTCAACAAACAAGCCAGCCCTGCCATTAGCTAGGACATGACCTAAGACGCATTTGCTTTGCTGAACAAGAGAAACGCCAGAGCCATCTGAGTCTTCAATGATAGAATCTAACAATGTTGGAACTTCTACAACTGGATCTTTTGAAAATACCTGTCCAACTAATCCAGATAAAGTTCTGGCTGTTACGTTGTAAAATACTGCTCTTGTTAGATACTGATTATAACGAGTCTCATTTTCCGCACTAACATCAGAGGGGTTAGGCTTTGGCAAGTAGATGTCCTTCTTCTTCTTTACTTGTCGCTCTCCCTTAATACAGTCATTTACTTGATCCCATGAAGGTCTTAATTCTTCATAAAGCGGGTGCTGGTGGTCAACTTCTGGCATAAAATTATAGTTGTTAGGTAACGTGAGTTATCTTAATGTTTGTAGCTGATCTAACATTTCCGTGCAAGACTCTATAGCGGATTTCATCATAAGCATGATCATCAGCACCCTTGAGAACATCCTCTGGATTGTTAGGGTCACGCCTCATTATAGGCAGAGTAGCTATCGTTGCCAAGCAATTATTCATGAAGTAGATTGAAGCACCCTCTCCATCAATTGCGGATTTCATTCTACTTCTGATTAAATCGAGTCCAACAATTCTTGATCCTGCACTCTTGTTAGATTTAAGCCAAGTGACTTTTTCATCTGCCATCTTCTTGGCTATAGTGTCAGCGTTCTTTTCTATTACGTTAGATATTTGGTTATCTGCAGCCCCCGCATTGACCTTGCCAGCTATCCAGCCCAATTCAAGTAACTGCTTTTCCATTTCAAGAATCCCTCTGGCTATTTCTTTTGCCGTTAGAGCAAGGCCCTTGTTAGTTCCTACCTGTTCAGCACCATACCACTCAGCTATCCTTATCAGCGTTCCTTTAGGCGGGCAGAATGTAGAGCCGTCTTCTAACTCCGCTTCTTCCCCGTTTGCTTCAGCCCACCAGCCCACCGAGAAGGGCGTAGAACTTCCCCAGTCAAACGTTCTATCTAACCTCCATGAGAAAGGAATCTTAAAGCGTTTTAAAACGTGAACATCTGAACGCCAAAGGTCGTCTAACGCTCCTCCCGCTACAATGTTCCAATCTCCGTTTAGCATTGCCTTAACCAAGTCTGGAGAACCAAGCCCTTCCAAGTTTCCAGAGTATTCTTCATAATCAAGAGTAGGATTATCCGTTAGAAGTGCGGGAATGTATTGCCTCCGCATTGCCCCTTCTTTCTTCTCCATCTTAACAATGGATTTGTAAGGAGCATTATCTACAAAAGTTCTCTTAACCCAAGTATGACCAACCCCGCCAGGATTTGAGCCGCAAAGAACCCTAGGGAATAATCCCTCATACTTGTTAGGCAGAGATAAAGAACCAACTCGGCAGCGTCCTCTCAAGTATCTGTAAATTGATTCGCTGAAGTGTGTTAGTTCGTCAATCATCAAGACGTGAATCTCAGCACCTTGATATTTAAACTTGTCTTTTTCATGTTGGCAGTGACAAAGCCAAATCTTTGAGCCGTTCCAGAATTGAACTACGTTTTTGGAGGCATTGTAGGAACACAATCCAGCACCAATCCACTGACCAAGCAAGGCGTGAAAACCTCCCGCTCCCTCCATGTGATTCTTATAAAGATCCTCAGAAACCCTCCGAAAGAGATATACTTGCAGCCCTGCCACCTCGCAGCACCAATTTATTGCAGCAATCCGCATCAAGTGCGATTTACCGCCTCCCGCTGCTCCCCCGTAGAGAACCTCATTGGCGGTAGAAAAGAACGCTTCAGACTGCTTGTCGTGCAATCCTATGTTTAATTCATAATCATTCGCCATCTGGCTTTTTAGCAATCAAGTTGATAGTTGGCGTAATGTCCTTCATTTGGATGTCTGTCTCGTTTTGCGTTTTATCTTTCTGGTCTAACAATTGCTTACCCATCCAAATCATCATAGGTATGCTGCCACTCCAGCAAGCGTCTAATTGCGCTTGTCTCAATCGTGCTTTAAGTCGGCTTCTTCCCTTTTTATAAGCCCGACAAAACTCATCGTCTTCCGCTATTCTTCGTTCGATTGTTCTAGTGGTGCAATCATGCCAGTCAGCTATGTCTTCATGCCTAAGACCAAGCCCTGCGAGCTTTTCGATGATCTCAAGATCAAAGACAATCCTCGGTCTTCCCGCTATACTTTTGTCGATTTGAACTTCTTCGCTCATTTTTGAATCATGGACATTAACTCTGCTCTTGCGCTTGCGTCTGTTTTGAATACTCCACGCAAGGCAGAGGTCATCATTGTTGAGTTTTGCTTCTCTACTCCACGGCAGACCATACAGAAGTGCTTTGCTTCAATTAAACAGGCAGCAGCATGGGGTTTTAACTCTTCCATCAATACGTCTGCTACTTGTGTTCCTATGCGTTCTTGGATTTGCAGTCGCCTTGTGAATACTTCAAGGATTCTGGCGAGCTTAGACACTCCAATAACGTTCTTGTTAGGAATGTAAGCAATATGCGCTTTGCCAAAGAATGGCTGAATGTGATGCTCACAATTTGAATAAAACTCTATATCTTTCAAGAGAACGACTTCATCGCATCCCTCAGAATCGAATAGCTTAATATGATCCTTTGGATCTTCATTGTAGCCGCCAAAGATTTTGCTCCAACTTTTTACTACTCGCTTTGGTGTTTCTAACAATCCTTCCCTATTGATGTCCTCCCCCAAATATTGCAGTTGCCTTACTACGCAATCCTCAACACTTGCCTCTTGCCCTCCCTCCCAAGGAAACACAATCCAAGGAAGGTTTGGCTCAATGGTCTTGTCGTATGGCGCAAAGAAGTCTGCCTTTGCGTTTAACTGCTGGTAGCGTTCCTTGGTTGCCCCAGAGTCTACAATATCATCAACAATGAGAGTTGCCTTTGTAACGTCATACTCAATCAATCCGTATCCTTGCTTCTCTAGAAGGTTGGCAATGTTCCAACCCCCTTTTGGTATGCCGTAAATTCTATGCCCTTGCCCTAAGTTGCTTGGAATTTTGTTGATGATGTCGCTAATGTTTACGTGTTCCTTTTTCATGTTTAAAAATTGTTAGACCTTGAGAGCCATGTCCCAGATGACCAGTTGCAGTCTTGGGGAGAAGTTGAAATTATTCCATTTGCAGAGTTCTGCTACCATTGCGGATTTCTGAGTGTGTTCTTCCCTGCTGCCACAGCAAGGCATCAACCAAACTCTTGATTTGGCAACCAATCCTTTTTCTATGAACATATCATAGATTTCTTTTACCTGTTCTTGCTCGCTTACCACAAACTTAAAGCAAGCGCCGTTGTCGCTCAACCATTTAATTGCTTTGGGTTTGTATCTAACCTTTTCTGGATCTCCATTGTTAGAAAGCTTTGGTGAAACTGTGAAGGAAACTTTTTCATTATCTTCTCCCCAGTATTCGTCATCTACAAGAATAGTTCCGTTTGTTTCAAAATCAATCCAAGGCATGAAGCCGAAGCGTTCCTCAAATGTAATAAGCCAAGCCTTGAGCGCAACCCTTTGAAGCAATGGTTCTCCTCCCGTTATTTTTAAAATAGCACCCCTTCTCAAATATCCATCGAAAAGATTACGAGCAAAAAAATCATTTAATTCTTTAAAGGTGTATTTGTTTTTCTTTGACCAAGAAATGTAAGAGTCGCAACCATGGGGAGAATCTTCTGTTGCAAACCCCTTACAGGTTAGATTGCAATTCGATAACCTTAGAAATACTGACGGCTTTCCTATGTGCTCTCCTTCTCCTTCGATTGTGTAAAAAGCGAGATCATCGCTTAATGTTAGATAGTCTTTCATTTGTCTATTTCGTAAATTGCGCTATTCCCTTCATGCTCCCAAACTTCCACCTTAGAAACCCAAGCCCTTCCCCTCGTTCTATCCTCTACATGATTATTGGCAAGATTGAAGACCCACTTTGCGGTTGCCTCAATTCCTACTGCCTCTTCCATCACTCTCAACTGCAACAATCCCCTTTCTTCTAGTCTTCTGAATGTTTCAATCTCTGGATCATCTGCAGCGCAGCAAAATGTGTGGTCAAATTGATATTCTAACATGTATTTTAATCGCTTGCAGTCTCCAAAATCAAAGACCCAATTGTTCTTGTCTAATTTATCCGCAGTAAACCAGATTTTGCTTAGAAGCCTGTAGCCATGAATGTATTTGCAATGACTATCAGCCCTCCATTGTCTAAATGTAGTTGACCCTAACGGAATTATTTTGGTTGATAGATATATCATTTTTTCTTTTTGTAATTCTCACTTGAATAATAGCCTTCTTGTTGGCATTTATTGCTTATTTGCTTTTTGAAAAGACCGACTAAAGGAGTATTGATATAAACACGTAGTAAATACTGATATATTTTGAGGCTAAACCAATTGCTGTCTTTGTATTTGTCGAAGAATGGAAGGAGGTTTCTCGTTCCTATTATCACTTCATCATATCCTAATTGTGTTAGGGTTGAAATCAGCATGAAGTTTCGGTTTTTTGCATCATGTCCCCATTGGCAATTTATCACATTTAATTTCTTGCCGTATTTCTCGCAAATTTTTTCAGCATAACGGTATTCTTTACTGTGATACTCTTGCCCATAGTTAAAGTAATAGCAATCATAATCCTTTTCAGTCATGAAGCAAGCAACACTGTCAGCACCACCGCTTAACAGCAAAGCTTTCTTGGTAGATTTGTATCTGTTAAAAAGAAACGGCTTCCATCGAAAAGCACTGCTGTGAAAAGGAACGTCTAACAGAATGTGGATTAGGAAAGCAAGGCTTGTGATTGGTGAAATAAAGAAAAGGACAACTGGAGTATAAAGGGAGTGAGTAACATCATACAACCACTTGCCTTTAACATCCCATTTATTGAATTGAGTCCTCCGCATTTCATTTGCTATCAAAGGTGCATCGGGGAGGATAGAACCCAACAAGAAAAGCGGATCTTTGCTTATAGCATAACCAATTAGACCAACCGCTATGTGACCAAGAACATTCATGTTAAAGATTGCTTTCTGCGTAAGATTGAAACTTTACCCATTCTTTAAAATTGTGGTCTATCAATCCGTTTTTGTTTTTGACGTTTTTCTTAGGGTGGATGTTCTTCATTCCGTTTCCTGTAAACTTGTATATCTTTCCGAATCTATGCCCGTTATGCTGCCAAGTCGTGCTATCAACCGAATGAAAAGGAATTTCTTTAAGCGTTTTCATTACAGTATAACCTAAGCCGTGGACTTTTGTTCCTCGCTTCTTCGCATATTGAACTAACGCTTTTAATTTTTCTGGGTTGGTTCTTGTCCATTTACTATCGTGCCTCCCGCTTGCTCCTATTGCTATGTAGTCGTAATTTTTTACCATCCATTTGTAGTAATCAATACCTAGAAAGATATGCCAAACAGGAATTGATTTCTTGTTAGTCATGCTTTCAATTGAAGTTCTCAAATTTTCGGTTTCTTTTGTTCCAATGACGGAATAGATGTCTAACTCAAAAAATAATTCTATATTGTTCTCGTTTATAAATTTGGCGTATTCTTCAGTATATATACGCCAATTGATTTTTGTTTTTTTGTCACCTATGAATGTAAAAGCGCCGCTATCTAACATAAAATTGTTTCTTAGCAGCAAATGAATGTCCTTCTTGTGCTTCTTCATGTAGGCGAAGCTTTCGAGAATGTTTGCTTTTTGTTCCAACTTCCTCAAGTTGTCGGGGGAAGTTCCCGCAAGGTAGATTTTCATTCCTTGAAGCCGAGAAGTTTCCAAACAGCGTTTTCTGGAGTGCCAGCAATCTTCTTTAAGCCCTCGGTCACTTTTTTATGTTCTTCTTCAGTGTATTCTAACACAATTTTAGGAAGCGCATCTGAAGATTCCTTTTCCTCGTCATCGAAGAAGTCGTCTAAATCAACATCCTCCACCATGCCAAGCTCGTATTCTTCAAAACCCCACTCAATCAATTCTTCTTGTTCAAAATAATTAGCCAGAGAATCGAAGTCCCATTCTCCAGTATTTTTGTTTAATCTAACATTTAATTCTCGTTCTTCTTCGAGAGAGAGATTCACCTCGAAAGTTGGAACTGTTTCGTTTCCTAACGATTTCCAAACCTTGCAGCGCTGATGTCCTCCAACTATTACGTTTTCTCTCGGTGCTTTCTTGTTTACTATAACAGGATCAACAAAGCCAAATTTAGAAAGGCTCTTTTCGATTTCCTCAAATTGCTTTTCCCTTAATTGTCTTGGGTTGTATTCTGCAGGAATGAGATCCTTGATTTTTCTTTCTACAATTTTCATTTGTTTTTATTTTGATCTAACAAGAACCTTAAGGTTTTCGGGTAGGACAAATTTAATGTTGCTGCTAATGTTTTAAACCTAAGAGCCGTTTGTTCATCGGTAAGCATTGAAAGGGTAATTCTTACCTCGTCAATCCTCGGTCTTCCCGCTCCTTTTCTAACACCTCCGTGCTTTTTTTCAATCTTCATTTTTTGATAGTAGTTTATTATTGTATTCTTCTATTTTGATTTGCTGCAAAGCGATTGCTTTTTCTTTGTCAAAGTGTTCCATTCTTCCAGCGTAGACTTGCGCTCCGTCAATTAATGCGTAGATTAAATACTTGCCGTGCCCTCTATGGTAATGGCAACCCTTGACTCCTGTCTTTAAATTAATTCGTCTGGGCTTGTCTGGTTGCTTCGCTCGCAATTTTTGCGTTGCTGATTTTAATGCTGATAATTCCTTAGGAGTCCAATCCATAAAAATGCTGTTTTCTTCTAAACTCATGATGCGGGTAAACTGTCTTTTAAGTTTGATGTAGTCAACATTAAATGCTTACTTTAATCAAAAAGCCCGTTTTAGATCATTTTGTCGTTAATTGGATCAAATAAATGATAACCAATCGCTTCGTATACTGTTTCCTCGCCCGTGCCTCGCTCGTAGTCGTAGCCGTAGGCACTTGGTTGGTATATTGTCGCCACAGCACACAAGGCTGCGTAGGTCTCGCTATGCTGCCCTGCGTGTAATTCTGCTAATGCGTAGTATGATCCTGTCATTAAATCAGCCATGGTGAAGCCGTAATCTTCCCCCAAAGACCATTCTCTATCGGGGACTTTATTTTTTCGCATTGAATCACAAAGAGCAATCAATTCCCCCATGAGATCAATCTCTTGCCCCTTGCGCTCAAATACTTCTGACCCTTGGATCTTCCAAAATATTTTCTCCGTCTCGCTTCTTTCCGCATCGGTTTTTCTTTTCATCGTTTTTAGTTTTGAATTATTGTGACCTTCCGCATCTGTGAATAGCGAATTGATACAGCAACGCCTTTCATGTCTGACTTGTTTGCTGGCTTGCCGTCATAAGGATGACCATATTGAGCAATCAAAAAATCTTTGCCAGAATCCCAATCGGCTTTTATTGCTTTTGCGCTTTTGTAATCTCTCCCATAAGCGGGAGTTAATGTGATTTGATTCATGGTTTTAGTATTGAATATTTGCGATTGCTGAAGAGTCATCTTTTGCGACTACTTGCCACTTCTGCCGTGCTACGGAATGAAAGAGCATAATTGCGTTTCTTTTTCCTACGATCTTAAACCAGACCCCGTTATCTTCCATGACTTTAAATTGCCCCAATTGCGGGTTCTCCTTGGACTTGATGTAATTCCCTTTTTTAATTTTCATTTTTTTTGTTGGTTGTTTGGTTTAATATCCTCCGAGCAATTCAATTTTCAATTCGTTATGATGACCAATAAATTTTACTCCGTATTTTGTGAGTTCATAAATGCCCTCATAAAAATCTGCTGCGCTTGTGTAAATAATTACGTTGTTATTGTTTCCCATTTTTTCGGTTGGTTGGTTGTTTGGTTGTCCCCCCTTTCGGGGGGTTGGTTGGTTAGATGCCAGCCGTGCTAAGTGCTGGAGTATCTCCCCTGTTAATGGCTTGGTAGCGTTGTGAAACTCCACCCCTTGCCATTACTGCAGCTTTATAAGTTGCGAAGGGAAAACGCTTGCCCGTAACGTGATTTCTCAGAACGTATCCACTGCCACAAACTTCAATAGATGAATAAGGGGATTGTGCAAAATATTCCTTATCTTGGTTAGGCAGTGTCTTTCCCTTACTTGTGCAAAAATCCCAATGCTTAGATTCCCGCTCCATGTATTCATCTTCTAAATCAAAGTTGTGAATTGTTTCACTGTAAGCGACGGCAAGTCTGCAATGGCGTTTAAAGTCTTGTTCTGCTGTTATTTGGTTTCTCATGTTTTTGTAGTGTTTGGTTGGTTGGTTGGTTGGTTGCGGTGCTTCCCGCTGATGGATGAAATATGACCATTACTTGAATTAATGCAATCACATAATCATCTTATTATGCAAGAAACCCCGCAAACCTTTGATTTAACAAGGATTTGCGAGGCTGCTTTTTTTCACTTACTACAATGAATGAACTGCTTTTAAGGTCATATGACCTGCTTTGCGGTGATTTTGATGTCTATTCACCGCATAATGCTATTGATTTTATTTTTGCCCCCTTCGGTAATTCCAACCATTACAAGTCTTCGATCTTGCTCGGAATTATAATTTGCTTCTCTCGACCTAACAACAAACCTCCGCTGCTCTAACACGTCTATTGCATTTGTTAGGTTCACTCTGCTCATAAAATCAGTTGTCAGATCCCTCATTGTTTTCTTATCCGTTTCGAGTAATTGCTGTAAGATCCAAATCTGTCTTGGGTTGAGTTCGCTTTTTATTACTTTTTCTATTTTCATTGTTTTATTATTTCTATCGCTAAAACTCCCATAGCAAAACCCATTATCGAAAAAATCAAAATGATTGCCACGGTTTCTAACAAGAATCTATTAATCTCTTTCATTAATCTATTTCTGGGTTTGCCCATTGCATCGCCTCGGCGTAATCTTCTTGCTGCCGTGCTTTGATTTCAAATTCTACTTCTTGCTGCATGTCTTGTTTAAAGGAAACCATATCCTCAATGCTCAAGCCGTGCTGCTTTGCATATTGCAAATCTGATTCCGTTAAGTGTTCTGTTTTTGCGTTCATTATTTTAAATCTTTTGTTATTGCTTCGTAGTGATTCTTGAGGACTAAATTAACGTCCTTGTCTGCTTGCTCTAACATCTTTACTTGATGCTTTATTTTTGCTTTCAATTCTTGGACTGTATAAAGATCGTCTTCCATATAATCCGCTATAAAATCGAGCATGGTTGCTGCCGTTATGCAAACCCCTTGAAGGTGACCAGAACAAACAACGTAAGGGTGAGGGTATTCTTTTTCTGTATCCATTTTCTTATTCTCCTTTTGTTATTATTTTTTTTCCGTGAACTCAACTTCATACATGAAGCGGTCTAAATACCTCGCCTTTACCTCAAGCACTTTTGCCTTCACCATGTTTGTAGGTGTTGAAGAACTCCTTGAAACGCTTTGAGCGCCCATGAGAACGTCCTTGTGCAATTGATTCACAAGCTGAAGCATTGAGGGCGTGTCTCCCGTTTCTTCAATTGAACGCTTCGCCCATGCTAGGAACTTGATTGCTACGTCTAAATGCGCTGCCTTGTCGAATATTGCCTCTGACCATTCAAGCTCATGCAAGGGGTCTACGGCATTGTTAAGATCTCCGCATCTGCCGAACTCGGTTTCTTGATATGCCAAAGTGGTAAAGAAGGAATCCTGTCTCCTGTTTTTGCCCGTGCTTGGCTTATGGTTTTTGAGATACCATTGCGAAAGTTCCACGTGGAACTCGACTGCTGATTTTTGCTTTTTCATGTTTGTAGTGTAGTGGTTGGTTGGTTGGTTGATTATCCTTTGCAGTTTGCGATTAGGATAGCGTGGAAACAGTTGCAATACTTATGTGCTAAATTACGCATATCCATATTGACGTAGCCGTGCTGTTTTGAGAATTCGATATTTAAACGGGCAATCGTAATTGCTTCATCGTCTCGCATATAATTTGCAAGCAAAAGGTAATTTTCGGCATGGCAATTTTCGCTTTCAAACTTCTTGTAAAGGTTAAGAACGGATTGGCTTTTTTCTTTGCTGGTCATTGTAGTAGTGTTTGGTTTGGTTTGGTTGGTTGCGGTGCTTCCCGCTGATGGTTGAAACATAAACTTCATTTGAATTAATGCAATCACATAATCATATTGATTTGCTAATCCTTTATTCTATAAGGCTTTGCGTAGGCTCTTTTTTTTGCCCCCATTATATCAAACCGCCTATTTAAGGCAATTTGCTGCCTTTCCATGGCTCAAAATCTTTTTAACTATGGATATTGACGGGAGTCATTGATGATCTCATCTCTAACAAGTTTCTCCTCCTTGGTTACTTTGTATTTGTATGACTCCCCCCTTAGTGTTTCGTCTTGGGCTTGTATCAATTGTCTTGCTCGCCTTATGCTTTCGGGGTTGCTGAAATCTCCATTAGACAATCTAACAAAAAACGCTTTTACCGCTTCATTTTTTTTTGCTTCTTCTGGTAACTCTTGCCACCAAATAAAAGCAATAAGCATAAAATCACTATCTCTGGTTGTAGGAAACCTTGTTAGAGCCGCTTTTACTATTTCTTTTTTTCCTGTTATTTTCATTCTGTTATCCTCTCAATTTTATTTCCACGATTTCCCCGCCTTCTGATTCGCTGAGTCTTTGGGCAAAATTGCATGCTGCGAAGAAAGATCTGAACGGCATGACATTCTCAAAAATTGATTTGTCAGTGTTTCCTTTAACTCCAATTCTTATGTAGTAGTTTCTCATTCTGTTAGTCCTTTCTTTGTTTTTTTGCCTCGGCAAATATTGCGTCTAAGTTTGCTCCGAAAATCTCCCAAGCTTCTTCTACCCTGCTTGATACATCTTCTTTGAATTGCATTATGATTGCTCCCTTTGTTATTTCTGGAATGTTACAACCAACCTCCAGCAAAAGCGTTTCAAAGGTTAAGGGAGTGATTAAATTTAGGCTTCTTTCAAATGGTGAGTTGAGATTGATGTTTTCCCAATCAATTCCCCCGCTTGAAATATCGGTTATTTTTTCGTTCATTTTTTATTGTGGTAGGTATTGCAAACGCTGAACAAAAAGAATTATGTCTGTCTTGTCTGGATCATGGTCTAAAATGTAAATATTTAGCATGCTCGATAATGTTATGCCGTTATGCTCCATCCATGTTCTCACGTCTTGAATGTTTCCGTTTAAGTAACTTGCTATTGCGTCTTCTATTAAATCCATTGGCTAGTTCCTTTCATCTTCAAGTTGGTCAAAATCACGGAGTGCGGTTCTGGCGTAAAGGACGGATTCTAATGTCTCCATGCTATATCCATTAATCTTAGTGATTAATATTAATTCTTCTGCCGTTGCAAATTCCCCGTCTAATAATATGTCCCATGCGTCTCCTACTGTTAAGGGTTTGCATCTTTCGATCTCGTAATGAAAATTAAGCCCAGCGTTTGAGTTTTCAATCAATTCTTCGACTTCGCTGATCAAAGAAATGCAATCGTCTTTGTCACTCCCGATATAAGTCCAAACATCGGAAAATTCCTTCGTGAAGAAGCTGTCAATATTTGGACAATCGGCAAGAACATCTTGAAACAGTTTGATGTCTCTAACGTCTATCTCAATTTTTAATTCATAATCGCTCATGGTAGTAGTGTTTTTGGTTTTTGGTTAATGCCCCCCTTGCGGGGGCTTGGTTGATTAGGCGTAAAGTTCTTGGTAAGTTGCTGCAACATCATCAGCGAGCATTTTAATCATGTTTGCCTTGTGCTGTATGGTGTGATCTAAAGTTTCTTGAACGTCTGCTGGTCTTAGATCTGGATTGCGGGGAGATTCCTTTTTGATAAATCTGTTAGCTTGTTCAATTCCGATAATGACTTGCTGCTTTTCGTATTCTGTAAGTTTCATGGTAGTAGTGTTTGGTTTGGTTGCGGTTGCGGTTGCTCCCGCTGATGATTAAAAGATAGCCATTACTTGAATTAATGCAATCACATAATCATCTTATTTTACTAATCCTTTATTTTATATAGGTTTGGGGGAGGCTTTTTTTTCACAACTTGCCCCCTCAACTTGTGAAATTTTCATTTTCTTTCGGCTTTATAATGCCAGAAGCCCCATTGCGTCATCATACACTTTCTTGTATTCGTAAAAAGCAACGCCTTTGATATTGATATACAAGTAAACGGCTTGCTCCACTGTGCTAACGTTGAAATCTGCACGGGTTGCTTCTGCTGTTCCTTGCTTCGTATAACGTTGAGACCTCCAAGCCTTGAGCAATAGCCTTATGCAATGACGTTTCACTAAATCATTAGTGCCCTCAAGAGTGTTTCCTTTTGCCGTTTTTTCGGCATTTAAAATTGATGCAAGATTGTTTGCTATTGCGCTCAATTCATATTGTTTGTCTTCGTTCATGTTTCTAGTTTTCATGTTTGTAATGTTAGATTGGCTACCCCTATGACGTTATAGGGGTAGCACATTTTAATAATTAGACGGGGTTGGTTTCGGGGATCTCCTTCAGTGTGTCATAGATCGCAGTAACTGAATGGTCATCCTTTTTCCAGACGTGCCATTCTCTGCCCTGTCGCTCAATTCCATATCCTTGCGCTTGGACTCGTTGCACAACTTTGCTGACTCGCTTCCGTTTTGCTTTTACTGGAATTGTGAAGTGAGGCGACATAAAGCCGACTAACTCAAATTCGTGCAAATTGTCAAAGTGCGGAGCATGTTGCGGAGGTGTCAAATTCGTAACTACAATCTGACTGTGATAAGAAGTGCCGTAGGGGTGCAGTTCTTGGATTGTGTGTTCATCGTTTCCAATTCTAACAATGTCGCCGATCTTAAGATCTCGGACTTTAATATATTGAATGAGGCTTGTAGCTTTTTTCATGGTAGTAGTGTTTTTGGTTTTTGGTTAATGCCCCCTTGCGGGGGCTGAGATTGTTTAAAGGTTAAAATTTAATTCTGATTCCCAAATGATAGCATGCTCAATTACTTCACGGGGAACTCGTTTCATTGAGGCGGGGGTTTCTTCTATTTCGTAACATTGCACAACTGGATTGTCTCCGTAAGATTCGCAATACATTAATGAACTGCCGTAATTCCCGCATGGCGATTCAATATCAAGATAGTATTGTTCTCCGCTATGCTCTGCTAAGATTTTCCAATCGGCTATTATTACCATTTGAGTGTCTGTTCTTTCGTTTTTCATGTTTGTAGTATGTGTTGGTTGGTTGCGGTTGCTCCCGCTGATGACCAAAAGGTAGCCATTACTTGAATTAATGCAATCACATAATCATATTGATTTGCTTATCCTTTATTTTATATGGGTTTGCGGAGGCTCTTTTTTTCCAGTGTAAATTATTTGACTGGATTTGTTTGTATTCTTAAACGCAATTGCTCCACCGCTTCCTTTATCTTGGGGCTTTGTTGCATGGCTTGGGCAATTTGCTGAGTGGCATAATAAACAGTACTGCTATCTCGGTTTCCAAAAACCTTGCCGACTTTAATTGTGCTTAAACCTGTTAGCTCATATGTTAGAAACATGGCAACTTGACGAGCAAAGGCCAATGGTTGAGAACGTCCCTTTTTGATCATGTCCTCCTCCTTAACATTCCATAGCATAGCGGTTTCTTTTATGATGCTTTCGCTTGTGGCTTTATTCGGAATAAATTTGTTGTAATTCATTTATTCAAAACGCTGAAAAGCCCCGTTTAATGTTAGGTCTAAAGTTTTATTGCGTTCTCCGTTTCGATTCTTCAAAACATAAACTCCTTCTGAGTCATCGCAAATCATCAATAGAACATCTGAGTCATGTGCTATTGCTCTGCTCTCTCTTACTTTTCCGTCATCATTCAATTGAGTTGCGGTCAATACAGGACAACCATATCTTTTGGCTAATTGTTTCAAGGTTCTTGTAACCTCGGCAACTTGCTCTTGCCTTGATTTGTCCTTGCCATGTGTTAGAGACACTAATTGGATATAATCGACTACTATCAAACCAATCGTCTTGCCCGTGTCTGCTATTTGTTGTGATTTAGCAATGATGCTTTCCATGCTTATTGAATCAGAGTCGCAAATTGTTAGGCAATCGGATTCTATAACGTCCTCAATATATGATCTTAATTTTATGAAGTCGTTTTTATTCATTGGAGAGATGCCATTGCCAAGAATCTTATTCATTTCTATGCTTTGAGTGTTTGCTGCTAATCTTGCGTGGACTCGGTTTGCTTCCGTTTCCAATGAGAATAGCAAAACGTTTTTACCGAGGGCTAAGAAATTAGCCATCATTTGAAACATCAAAACCGTCTTGCCACCACTTGTCTGCGCTCCTATCACCCATAATTCATTTGCTCCAAGCCCCCCCGTTACTTCGTCAATTTGTTGTATGCCGCTCGGTACTCCGCTTGTGGAATTTTGATTGTGTATTTGCCTCAGAAGATCAGCAAATTCTTCCGCTCCTTGTTCTGCCGTCTTCCAACCGCTTTCTGATTCAAGTATTTTGTTAATGCCTTCGGTAATGTCTTTTGCTGCTTGGCAAATCTCTTCGGCTGATTGCCCTTCTTCAAGATGTCCTACTGCATCATTCAAACTATTATAAGCAAACCTAGTAGCGTGCATTGTTTTGAGTGTTTTAACGTGTTGCTTCAAAAATTCCCAACCGCACCACTCGGTTCTTATGTTAGATATGCTGTGACTCAACTCCTCTCCGTTTCCTTGTCCTTTTATCGTATCGGAATACTCAAGCATTTCAATTTCATGAGTCCTACCCTCTTTGAATAACGCTTCAGACATTTTCCAAATCATTTTTGGTAAGTGATTATGGAAATAGTCTGAAGTGACACCTTCGGCTTTCAATTTGGACAATGCTCGCTCTGGATCGTTGAGTATTGATGATGCAACGTAAATCTCGCTTATGCTGTTAGTGTAGTTCATTAAATTAATTTGAGCTTTTTAAATTCTATCTTGATCATGTTAAGTGCCATAGATATTTTTTGTTTTGCTTCTTCTGGTTTCGATTCATGGATCTCATTGATCTCATGAAATAATTTTTCTATCTTTTCGTGTATTTGTTTTTGTGTTTCGCTCATAATTTCTTCATGTTCTTTTCTCTTTCCAATTTCTTAATGTCTTGAAAAGAAACCATTCCTTTGTTTGTTAATGGAAAGATTCCCGTCCAACCGTTAGCTATGGATTTTTCAATCATCATGATTGCTCTTGCTTCTTCGTGCTTGTGCAATTCGCCAAGGGTTAATGCTGCCCCCCTTTCGGTTAATGGTTTCTTAATTGTTTTTCTATGTTTGCACCAATCCAACCAAGCGTCTTTAAATTTATCGCTTGAGAAAAGGGTTTCGTTTTTTTGTGAATAATTAACAAGAAAATCAAGATGGCTTTCTGTTTGTTTTAATTCTTTTAATTCTTTTAATTCTTTGTTTGTTTTCGTTTGTGTTTCGCTTGTGTTTCGCTTGTGTTTCGTTTGCGTTTCGTTTGCGTTTCGCCCGTCTTGATAATCCCCGTAGTTGCAAACAGTTAAGTGTGTCGTTTGTTTATTCGGTGTTAGCACAATCATTCGCTCATCTACCAACAATTTGAAAAACCTATTAACTTTCGATTTGTTCCAATTCCACCGCTTCGCCCATGTTACCATGCTCTTAACCGACTGCCCCCTTTTTACATCAATAACGTGCATACCTATATTGACCTTTCTATCGGCATGATTGACCTCCAGCAGTATATCTAACCATGCTTGCAACTTGCTTGCATCATTCCAAATCCAGTGCCCCCTAAGGGATCTGTGCAGTAATATATAACCGCTTTTCTTGTTCTCATCATTCATTATTTATAATAAAAAACCCCCAATCTAAACCCCTTTATACTCCTGCGAAGGAATAGGGCAAAGACTGAAGGAATAAGTGTTGTATTGTATTTCCTTCGCAAACCGACTTGGCGGTTATATGCGAAAACGATAGCAGGTAAACACGTTTCTGGCTTTAATTTTAAGTTTGATTTATTCGTGTCATTTTATCAAATATCTATTGACCTGTTTAATGTATTTACTATGTAAAAATCTGTTCGCATTTCATTGCTCCCTTATACATGAAGAACCGCAAAAAGCACCCGCCCAAAGGCTTCGGAGGTCGCTCGTTTAAGTTATGAAAATCGTAACCATCTGGATCATATTCTTGCTTGTAAGTTGGCAAGGCAATGTGAACTTGATCCTTCAAACTTCTTTGCCCTTGTTCGCTGATAATTTCTTGAACTTGAGTTAATGCCCAGCGCTCATGAATGTGACCAGCTACCACAAGATCTGCTTGAGGTAAATATGTTGATCTCCTGTTAGCTTTGATCGTTCCCTTTGTTACAGGTCCTCCCCCTCCCGCTCCGTGATGATAAGCCATTTTTTGCGTGTGACTTCTGCCACCATAAATCCCCCTAAAGAAAACCCATCCACCGATTCCACCCGTAACAATGTTAGAGCCTCCAAATCTCATTCGCTCACAGAACCTTTCTATTACGTCTGTATCATTATTTCGGAGGTTAGAAATCTCATGGTTGCCTCTTGAAGCAAAGCAAAAATGATCCTTGTAAGGCTTCATCCAATCAGCGGATTTGTTTACTACTTGATCTAAGTAATTATCCTCATCCAAATCACGCCTCATTCCGCTACGGCTTCTACGTGGATCATAACGCCCTTGCATGAGGCAAAACAGATCACCAAAAGCCATGATTGGAGCATCTCGTTTTACAGCCTCGTCAAAATCACGCTTCAACAAATTAAGATCAGCATGAGCATTATCCCAGTGCCAATCTGAGGTTAAGAGAACGTATTGCTCCCATCCGTTTTCTACGGGTCTATCTGGCACGTTCATTGTGAGAAGTGCAACGTCATTCATTTTATTAATCTTCCAGTTTTTGCTCATAAGTTTAGTTTGTTTTTTAATTCTAAATTACGGCTTAAAATCTGTTTGTGTATCAAACGTGATACAAATATTAACATCAAAATTCTACTTCATCTCTAACATTAATTAATCTAACCTCCCACTTCATCGCCTTGCCTCCTCGTTTTACCTTTAGCTTTCTCCAGCCGTGAATGTGAACTTGCCAACCAGCCCTTAGAATTTGCTCTAGGTTCTCGCTGGCTAACATTTTTTTTAATCTAGCAGAAACTCCAGATCCAGAAGTTGTCTGGACTGCTAAAGTTTCCCCGTCTTTGATTGCCAGTATGTCGATGATGCCGTAAAGGTCATGTCTACGCTTCGTGAAGCTGCACCAACGCTCTACTACTTGAGCCGTGTAACCTTCGTCTCGTAGCATTTTTAAACTTCTTTGTGTAGGGCTACTCATAAAATTCTTTCGGCAATGCCTCTCTCCATTGCAACATCATTTGTCAGATATTTCAAGGCTAGTTGATTGTTAGATTTTAGAACTTCGTGAAAGTTTTTTCCTTCTACGCCTTCAAATTTAAGCATCTCTTTGCTAAAGATTCTTCCGCATCCTTCATCCTTTCCAAATAGCCCTAACTGCTTGCAAGCGTTCTCAGAACTACAGTAACTTGGGTAGCTATCCCCAAACATGTAAATCTGTGAAAGGTCAACAAACTGATCTGTTAGAAAGCCTCTTGTATTCACCACAGCATGAGGAACTAAAACACCAAGCTTCCAGCTTCTAACAATAATATGCCTTGGATCAAAACACTCCTTATTGTTAGATCCGCTCCAATAGCACCAAGGATTATGACTTGTCCTAAAGTATCCCCAAAACATTTCTAAAATTTCTTCTTCTGCAACTCCGCAAAGAACTTGCACTCCCCTAGATTGTGCCTTGTTTAATCCTATAGCGCAAATCTTGCTCGTATGAGGATCTAAGGCTGCCTTGTCTAACAAGGTTTGCTTGTATCCATTTTCTGCCAATTCAAGTTTGGCAGCAATCTTTTCGGGGTCTTTTAAATTCCCAAGCTTTACGTCATGCGGATTAAAGGGTTTTGCGTTTTGAAGAATTTCCTCATCTGAATAAGGAGCTGTCTCAATGTCAAAAATGTTAGTTTCCATGTTTTAATAAAATAATAACTCCCCGCCCTCATTGAACGAAAAAAACGAGAGCGGGGAGTTTGTTCTTTGTACACTACTACAAGAAATTAAAACGGCATGTCTTCCACTTCTTCGACATCTGCCGTAGGAGGTAAAGGCACATTCTCAAGACCGCTGCTTGTAGGGGCAGCAACCTTGTTAGCAATCCAATCTGGCAACTTGCCGAAAGATTCTGCATCATGGTTATAAGGATCATAAGTGACCAACTTTGCTTCTGGTTCAAGTTTTACTTTTCCTTCGTATGGCTCAACGTCTGCAATGTTAGCATAGATCTTTGTGCCGTCTGCGCTTGTCTGATGCTTGATTTTTAAAGTGCAAGGCACTCCAAGCAATTTGCTTATGTCAAAGCCTTGCAATTCTTCATGAGTAAACTCACGATCTCTCCAGCTTTCTAACAATAAACGCAAGGATGCTTTAGGTGCTAATGAGCAAGTAAATGTTCTGCTGATTTGCGCCCTTCCTTCCTGTGTTTCTCCGTCCTTTGTCCACTCTCTAACTATAGAGGGTATTTCCCAAGTAATAATAACTTGGTTCTTTACGCCATAAGATGTTTCTTGTTCGCCTATTCCCGCAACTGTAACACAAATTGCTTCATGTCTACCTTTTTCAATTGGTTCATACTCGTTACTCTTACTGCTGTTTTCTTTTATAATCATCGGTTTTTTTGTTTTTGTTGTTGATGCCTTTTAGCGTTTTGCTTTTCGGCTTGTCGCATCATTGCGATGCCCCAAGTTTTAGATTACTTTCGTGAAAAGATAAAGCTTCAAATAGCATTAAACAAAATAAAGCCATCACTGCCACTTTCTTTTTTACATGCAATCCACCATATAAGGCGCAAATAACTTGGTCTAAATTGGTTATGATTTGCGGATCACTTTCTACAGTAGCAAAAATAGGGACATCATCACCATAAGAGCAAACCATTACCACTCTATTATCCAATGAGATTTCTATCCCGTGAGGCTTGGGATTCATTGTTAGATCTGGATCTTCTTCAGCCGTGTAAGAATACATTTACCAGTGCTTTTGATTAGCCTCAAAATACTTCTCGTCTGCCTCTCGCTTTAAATCCTCCAAGTTTTTTTTATTAACCTCGGAAAAGATCCAATTAACAAAAGCACAACAAAGACTAAAAATCATCAATGCGAATAAGAAATAAAGCCAAATTGTTACGGTTAGAGGCATATTAATATTTTGGTTTTCTGTTAGGAACTTGTCTTCCCCCAGCAATCATTTCGTAAGATGAAAAAGATTGCATGAATTTATCTGTAGTCATTTCTTCGCTTTCAGATTTAATGATTGTAGGCTGAACATAAGAGGAAGGTCTGCTCCAAAATTCAGCAAGTCTTTCTTGCGGAGTTAGTTGCTCGCTTTCGCTGTTACATTTATGAGGCATGGCTATTAAAATGCAAACAAAAAATCAAAGGTTGTTAGAGAATCAATCTCCTTCACGCATCTTCAAACTTTTAGAAAGCTTATAGATAACATCTGAAAGCTTCTCATAGGATGCGGTATGCTCTAACCTTGCCAATCTCCTATCTTCCCGCTCATCTTTTAAAATCTCTTTTACTGTTTGTGTGTGTTCCTTGTCTTGTGCTTTTAAGTGCCATTGGAAAGTTCCAATCAAAATAAATAAAGCTGCAAAGATCATGCCAAGCAAGCCTCCAGCTTCATTCCAAGTATTAAAATCAAGTTGCACGTTTGCTAAGTATGTTAGGGCTATCATATTCCAAGATGGGTTTCTATTTTTGTAAGGCGTTCTTCAACTGTTAGAGATTGTTCTGAGTCGTAATGCTCATTTACTAAAGACAAAAACCATTCCTTTTCTATCAAAGATCCGCAACAAGTTTTATTTGTTTTAGGATCATCACGATGAAAAAGAACGGTTTTATTGTCTGCTTTAAGGTGCATTTTTTTAAGCAAAATTGCAACTGTTAAAGCGGTTAGTTTAACAACCTCTAAGCCTCTCCCCGTTTTAGGATCATCGCTTTCGTAATTGCCTAACATTTCGATTCCTATCGAATCCTTGTTAAAGCTCTTAGCATGAACGCCCCGCTTGTATAAACTACTCAAACCAAAGATTGCTTTTTCATCTGTGAACAAGTGAGGTCCTGCAGACCACCCCAGAATATTTTTGTAGTGGTTTCTTAGGTTTTCTAAATGTTGAGTTTTCCAGCCGTTAGGGCGGTCTGCTAGATTGGGCGAGTAAGTATGATGAACAGTTACCGATTTAGCCCAAGAGTTAATAGGTATTTGCTCAATATACAATTCAAACTCCGCAGGATTCCACGACATGCCTGTTAGCTCAAATCCCATTTACTTGTTAGATCTAAGATCAACTACCAATTCCACTCCCCCTTTAGCTGAATAAGAACCTTTGATTCCCTCATCTTGAAAGCCAACGCTAACAGGAGTTGAGCAAGCCCCTATTGCCAAGATTGCCAAGGCAACCAGCAATAAAGATAAGTAGCTAATTATTGATCTAATTTTATCCATTGTTTTCATAATTTTATTTTTGTTGTTAGAGTTATCTTCCTTTTTTAGTTAATTTGATATACCACCCGTAAACCCTAACAGTAAGGTTGCTTGCGGAATTAATAATAAATTGCGCCCCTCCGTTAATGGTATTTAAATCCTTCATGTAAAACCCCATCCATCTAACAACGGAGTGAGAGCCTACAGTTTTTACGTTCTCGCTTTGGATGATTGGTAATGTATAAGGAAGTGTAGCTTGAGCTAATTCAAGATCTATTGAGTAATCTTGGTTTACTTGCGTAGTTGTAACATCACAATCTAACCGAATCTCAACCATGTCACCAATATTCAGTTCAGAGAAATCAAACTTATCTGTTGCTGATATCCATAAATCAGTTACAGCCGTATCTGGTAAAGATTTGAATGTTCCAGTGGATGAATTGTTTGTAAGGATTGCTGGGCTTCCCCCTGTTAGTGCTACGGGGGTTGTAGCTGTTAGAGTGTCCCTATAATCAAAAATTCCAAAGTCCCAAAGTTGTGCAGGTCCAAGACTGCTTGAAGTCATCTTTTGAATATTTTGATTTACCGATCCATCTGGTATAATGAATTTATTTGTTGTTAGTGCCATTGCTTTATGATTTTAATTTTATAGGTATTCCATTCGTGTTAGCTATTTCTAACTCATTGTAAGGTGTCTCATCATCTACTAGCAAGTTTGGAGTGTCTACCCGTTCAGATATTACAGTTCTATCTCCATAGCCTTCTGCATTAAGACCAGTAACAGAAATTAATATTGGTATTGTTAGATAGTCAATCTCTGCAGGTAAAAGGAAAGCTTTAGTTGTACTAGGACTAGATCCTGTGCTAATCCAGTTCACACCATCATAGCCATATTCTGTTAGGTAACTTGAAGCAGTTGGATTTGTCGAAGCATCCCATTCTACAATAATTTGTCTGTTAAGAGGATTCCAAGACACAATTCGTAAGCCTGTAACATTAGGAGGAACTGGAACGGGTTCTAAATCTGGGTAAGTTATCGGAGGGGCAGTGTCTCCATCGAATTGAAATCTTCCGTAGTTTTCTACTACAGCTTCAATTTCTATTTCATCAATTCCTTGATTGCTGATTTTATTTATTTTGCAAATAGTCCCGTCTTTATTAACCTCTCCAAAAATATATTGTGGTTTTAGAACGTCATCATTAACGGGGATTTTTGTTTCGTCAACTGATCCAACCGCTGCAAGTTCACATTTATAAATGTCTTCATACACTGGAGGGTTAGAAGCGTAAGGAACAACTAAGAAAGGTCCATAAACGCCACCTAACTTATCTCTGAATGTAATGTTGTGATCTACAAACTCTGTAAAAACGAAAGGCTCTGATGAAGTGAAAATTCTGCCAAGTTCTATTTTTTCAATTTGACCAGATTGCCCCCAATCAGCTATGTCAGTAGAAACTTTAATCAAGTCTCCATATGTTAGAGATATAGCGGAATAGGTAGTTTTGAATTTTACTATCTCTCTGTTATAATGCTCGCTTGCCCACAAATAGTTTGCCATTTTTTGAGCTTGATCCCTGTCACTAACACCCCTTAAATTTATGGTTTTAGGATTGTATCCTAACTGAGTATCCAGAGTAGCTAGAACAGTTTCATTCTGCCACGTTACTTGATCCAGATATGTTGCTTTCAATCCATCATGCGCCTCATTATTAAAAACTCTACGCTGAATTTTAAAGCTGTTTTGATGAATGTTTTCACTATTGAAAAGTGCAACTGGAACATATTGCGGAACATCTCTAACAACGCTTACCAATCCACCATTCATGATAGGAGTGCATCGGCAAACAGAACAGCAAACTTTGATAGCTTCCCAAACTGTCATTGATTGATTAAATACCCAATCAAAAGTTTCTCCCGCTGCATCAGCTTGTTCCGCTGCAATATACATCGCCTCCAAATCTATTTGATCATCTCTCAAGTTAGCCCCCCAAGGTCTGCGGAGAATTTCAACCATAGCCCAAATAGGATTTCTGCCATAATTTATAGTCCAAGTTCCATTTACATTAAATTGATAAGTTCTTACATGTTGCAACCTTGTAGCCAAAACTTGAAATTTATTTTTTTGAGTGTTTTGAGAAGCTATTGTTCTAACGTGAAAATCCCACATTCCCTCGTTATCTGTAGTTGACCATTTTCTTGGTGTTATGTTTCCTCTATAACCCTTCGCACCATCCCAATAACAAACATCCGTTCCGTTAGTATCAGTGTAAGCATTATCAAGCCTCTTACATCTTATTTCCCATCTTGCGGGAAATGGTGCGTTCCTCTTGTAGGTTGTTCTGATAGGCTGTGCTGTAGCATAGCTTCTGTTTACTTCTAGCAGATTATACCAAGTTCCAGTTACAGGCTTACCAGCGTTATCAATCGCTCTTATTTCCCATCTAACATGAATACCAACTGATCGGGTATCACCCTCATCATCTACGCTATAACATCCGTTAGGCAGGGAAAAATCATTAGCTATATATTGAACCTCAGTGTTAGGCGGGTTCAATGAAAAAGGTCCTACCCATTCGTTTCCAAAATCTTGGTTAGTTCCTAACAGTTCTATTCCTTGAACCTGTTCACACGTTGTAACATTGTTAAAACCAGATTGACCTGTAATGGAGTTATCTACATCTACGAAAAACTCATCATTAGGCAGGGGAACACTTCCAGTATTTATTGCGGGTTCTTTTGGGTTTTTAGTTATTGAAGTATCGCCTATAAGATAATCTGAGATGAAAAATCTCCCATGCCCTAAAGTGAACCACTGATAAAGTCTTTGCCTATTGTCAGAAAAATATTCTACAAAGGGTCTGCCAGCATAACTACACCAAATTTTATTTCTACCAAAAGCATCTTCAATCGGTTGCCCTAATCTAGCCTTGTTAGATTTTCCATCAATAGAGAAAACAGGGTCACCGCTTTCTGGGGGGTCTGATGGAGAGGGCATTGTTAGAAACAAAACTGCCACTACTAAAATAATAATAATGATAGCTAGAATTAAACTTATTCCAAAGTCTCCAACATAAGGTAAAAAATGAACCCTGTCATCTGATCTTATTTCTTCATCCCATTCTTTTCTGAGAGGGTAATAAATATCACCATCTCTAACAATAACACAAAACCAAGGCTCTGATTCCCAATTACCTAACATCTCATTAGCACAATCTCTGATAGATATTTTTCTATCAAGATTTATGCACCTAGTTGATTTGTGAGGGTCAACTGGATCTTTTGTTATTGTTACTAGTGCCATTTGTAAAATTGAGCTTTCATTCCTCTGTTAGTTTGAGCGGATTTTAAATCCTCGCAAATGACTCCCATGTTTTTATCAGCATGAAGAAGCTTTCTTAGAGTTGGTATATATATGCCTACGTGCATTGTAATTTCGTTTCTCTTAAATGAAGCTAGGCAAGTTTCTTTCGGGTAATCAATAGGCTTCCAAGACTTCTTTTTTTTCTTGTTAGTTTTTTCTGTTAGTATGTCTGTAGGCTTTGGTGTTTTTATCCCTAACTCGTTATAAAAATACCATACCAAACCCCAGCAATCAAACCCATTAAGATCAATCCCATTGTTTAAATATGGTATGCCTACCAGATCACTTGCTATTTTAATTTCCAAGGGCTGGAAACTTTTCGAGAGTGTATCGCTCACTTGGGTATTTGGTATTGATTATAGATTTAAAAGAAGCTCTTAGCTGAATCGTGAAGGGTGTTATTTCAACATTCAAAACATCAAGGCTTAAAGGAGGATCGTTTTGCGGTCTTGCTTGCCCTGCAATATCTAACCCTAAATAGATTCTATAAACTACAATTATTGGGTAGTCACTTTGCACTGGAATAGACGATAAAAACTCTCCAGCTTTTCCGTCTGAGTTTGCAATTACTAAGCTTAAATATTGAACCCCTTCTTTTGATGATTCTGGCAACTTAACTTCAAAATTTGAAGGCTGATAAAATATTTTATTTTGATCCGTATTGTTAGCATAACCCGAAAAGCTTTCCCTTGCGTTTACTATGTTAATAGCACCGCCTGTAGGATGGCTCATGTTTAGAGTTTCAATCATTGCGTTATCTATCGGGGCTTGTGTAGCCACCTCTTTTATTGCATCTGTGTAAGTTGTGTTCATATTACCAAACGAATCTAAAGTTGTTAGCCAAAGCCGTTTCTTCAACATACTTTGTATCAGCGTTATCTTCTTCTTTCATTATTCCACCTATAGCCCCGTCAGCATTATTGTTAGATAGAACAGTAAAAATACTAGAAGATATAACAGAGTCAACTACCCAAAGATCATTGAAGACGTTATCCGCTTGCAGAACCTTTCCGTTTATTGCTGCTCCAAGATTAATATTACTTCCGATTAGGAAAGTGTCAGAGGTCAAAATTGTTTGAACAGTCCAAGTATTATTGTAAGCATTATCTTGCTGCCTTGCTACGCCACCAAATCCAATCCCATAATCATCTTGAGCATTTATTGTAAAGGTGTTAGAAGTTGGGGTTGTATTAACAAACCATGCTGTATTATACTGCACAAAAAGCGTGTTTAATGTTCCTTGGCTACCGCCAGAGCCATAGTTGTTAGAATCTAAAACTGTGAAAGTGTCTGGAGTTGGGATAGTGTCAACAATCCAAGTAGAGTTGTAGTTTGCATTTGTCATGCCTTCAATATCAATAGACTGACCAACTGATAAACCATGATCTACCAATGTAGTAACTGTAAATTCTGTTGCCGTGCTTGTTATTGTGTTAATGGCAACCTCCCTAGTTACGCCTTCTAAAATCAAACTTTCGCCTCCTACTAATTTGTGGTCTATATCAGTAGTAATTGTAAATTCTGTAGCTGTGCTGGTAATACCTGTTAGGTTGAAACGCCTTTCTACATTTATTATTTCTACTTCCTCTCCTTGGGATAATAAATGATCTGTAGCCGTATTAACTTGGAACTGAACAGAATTACTACTAATTGAGTCGATTTCAATTTGTCTAACAACATTTTCTAACACTGTTTCATCACCAGCAATCAGAAGGTGAGACTCAGAAGTTTCCACTGTGAAGTTAGTAGCCGTGCTTGTTATGTTATCAATGCCAACCTTTCGCCACCTGTAAGGAAATAACTCTCCCGTGGCAGAGTCTCCCACCCAAGAAGGATTGCCCCTAAGCTGAATTTTATTACCCAAAGCTGTTTGTCTTGGGCTTCCAATCATTTTATCAACTACATTTTTCAAAGAGATAATATCCAAGTTGTTGTCTCTCCAGCTTTGCGACAACTCAAACATTATATAATCTCCATCTATAACAACTTCATCTAAAATAGGATTGCCAGAAAGGGCGCATCTAGCTCTTTCCCCTTTTAAAGATCCCAATGTTATTTTTTGAAGCGAGTCATTATTATAAATACGGAATTGGTAAATATTTAGTGATTGTGCATCGCCGATATCGAACAAGCCAATATCTAATTCTGTTAGACTGTCGTTATCATTAGCTTGGAAACCTCCAGTATTACACCTCCCGACAAAATCTCCTTCAACCGCTTTTATGCTTTGAATATTGGCACAATTACCAAGCTGCATTAATTGATTGGTTGTGTAAATATCATGTGTAGGATGATTAATTACATATTCGAGATTTAGAATGTAAGGATTGGAATAAAGCCTAAACCATCTAAAGGTTGAGGTGATTTTTATTTGAAGCAAAGGGTCACATTCCCAATATGGTTGCCCCGAAAATTCCATATAATCGAACCCCCCTCTTTGATTAATATCAAAATACTTTAAATAAGGGCTGGAAAAAAAATCGAAACCTCCAACTTTTGGTTGTGGATCTTTAGGGGTAGGGTCGCTAGTTGTTAGAGGTGACCAAGCCTCAGTTACAAAATATTGCTCGCTGCCAGTTGCGGGGAAATATTGATATTGCATTGTATTACCAATATACAGTTCACCATCCCAAAACTGATTTGCCATAGTTATATAGCCGCCTCCTACTTGAAACCAAAAATATCTAATCCTCTTTAATGTGCTTGCCGTTCCATCAACATTTGTCCATGTCATTTTGATTGGCTGTGCAGCTTCAAAAAGGCTTGAAGATCCACTGCTAATTAAATTTGCAAGGGCAAGTGAATCTGGAGACTCCACTTTTAAAAATTCTATTTTAGCAGTTACTCTAACATGATCCACGCTTGAATAAGCCCATGAGTAATCATCAATAAATCTTACTTGGCAACGTGTTAATTTGTCAGATCCCCCAACTGGCAAATCTATGAAGAACCAATCCATTCCATTTCTCAAATATAGAGAGTGAACACCCTTAAAGATTTGGAATTTTTCGTTTAGCAAAGTCCATTGAACAGTTCCTTCTTCAAGTTGCGACATATAGCGCAAACGCTGAAGCGTTCTACCGCTCTCCATTTTTTTCCTGCTGGCTACGCTAACATTTTTTACTGTTAGTCTGCTAGGTAAAGGCAGGTTTGTATCGCTCCATTCTAAGTAAGGCATTTTATTATTTTCTAATTAATCCGTATGAGTTTTCTAGTGCTGGTAAAAAAGATCCACCGCCTTCCTGCGCTTCATTTGTTAGTTCTATCTTTGCTTTCTCCACCGCTTCCTTAACAATTATTTGCATATCGCCTTCATTGTTAGTTTTAGTTTCTGCATCAAATTCAGATCTAGTATTATTTATGATAGTTACATTACCGCCTCTTGATCCTCCTATGGGATTATTGGCTTGAGCAAAAAGGTTAGATTGTTGCTGTTTATTTAGCACCATTTCCCCGCTGTTAAGTTTGGCATTTATCTGATCGCCTCCGTAAGATGCACCTGCCACAATTCCCCCTTGCTGATACTTTTGCGCCTTAATTGCTGCCACTTGCGCTAGACCAGCCGCAATAGCCCCCGCTGCAGCTACAGGAGCTAGAGCAGGACCAACGTATGGTATCCCTACAACCGCCTTGTAAGCCGCTACAGCCGATGCGTAAGTGTCGATTGTTGCTTGCACAATGGCAAATGCTTTTGCCGCCTTTGCTCCTTTCTCTCCGAAGGCTTTTGCCACTGTTGAAAGGTTGCCGAAAAAGTCACTAGCCAAAGCTAACCGATCTTGAAATTGCGCTTCTTCTACCGCTGAAATTTTCTTGGCAGTGTCATTCTGAATATTGAGCATTATTTCAGCCCTTTTACTTTCTGTTAGGTTAGTAGCTTCTGAAACTATTTCTAACTTTTCCGCTTCAAAAGCCTTTAGCCTTTCTATCTCCCCTTGGTATGGATCATCAGAACCGAATTCTAAGGACAATGATTTAGCCTCCGTGTTAATGTCTCCCTGTAAATCCGTTGCCTTGTTTGAAGAAGAACCGCCTATATCAGATAATGATTCTAGGTCTTGCTGATATCTTCCCTCTACTCTTCTAGTTTGCTCTGCTTTATCTTCATCACTCGCCCCAGAGGCAGAGATTATATCTAACCCCTCTTTTCTTTCGTCACTTGCTCTTTCTTGTGGCGTTCTTGTAGATTCTGCTAGCCTCTCAAAAGCTTTTAGCTCTGGAGTTTTTGCGGCTTCCTTATTTTCTTCTTTTCTAGCTTGGATTCTCTCTCGGATCAGTGCCAGTTGCTCTTTTTCGCCTTTGTTTAGGAAGGTCTGCGTTTCTAATATGTCTAGGAAAACTTTTTCTTCTTCTTTTAGCTTCCTTAAAACTTTGTCTTCTTCTGCTAGGTATAATTTGCTAGCTTTTATCTTAAGATCAACAAGCTTTTTCTTTTCTTGTTCTAAGGAGACACCACCAGCAGTTGCCTTGTTAACCCTTTCAATAATAGCTTTTGCTTTCTTGTAAGCACCTTCTATTTTTAAAACTTCGGCTTCGTATTCTTCAACTGTTTTGACTCCAGATTCTAGCTCTTCGTTTACCTTTACCAAAGCCACTAAGCGTTTCACCTCAGCCGTTTTAAGGTCACCCCCTAGCCTTAGAATATTTCTTTTAGAATCCAACTCTAATTTTAAAGCGGTTAGTTTTGCGGAGTAAAGAATATCTCCTTCATCTAATGCGTTTATTCTTTTTTGTACATCGTAATAATCTAAAGCAAATCCGCTTATGTCATCAAGTTGCTTCTTTGCTTTGTTTGTAGCTATGGCGATTCTTTCAAACTTCTTAATGCCCTCTTCCATTGTTGCCTGACCTCTCATGGCATTCTGCATTGCCTCTGCGTAAAGGTTGCTAGTCAAGGCTTCAATAAACAGCACGCTAAAGTCTTTTTTCTTGGGATCTCCCCCCGTTTGCTCTTGTTGCTTTTGTAGTTCTTTTAGCTTCTTTGTTAGTGCGTCTATTACCACCCCTGCACCCTCTATGATTCCATAGGTTTTTTCTATGTCTTCGTTTAATATTAGGAAGCTGGTCTTTAGTGCTGTAATTTTATTTTCTAATAGCTCGCCTACCTTTGCTGCAGCTTCGTCTACCGCACCCGTTCCGTTTGCTACTTGTGCTGTTAGATCCCTAACATCTTCTAGGTTTTCTGCAGTTAAAAACAATGCTCCGTTGTAGGCTTCTGATGATCTAAGGGCTTTAATCAATACGGCATCATTTCCATTCGTTGCCGTCCTGACCTTATCTAAAGCACCCGCTAATCCTTCCTGTTTTATAAGCTGTCTACCGCCCGAAACCCCTAGCTTGTCATAAATATCTACAAGCTCGCTGGAAGGGTTGTATAAGGCTTGAATTGCTGCCTTAATCTGTGTGAATGCTTCCGCTGTTGGAACTCCCTTTTTTGTTAGTTGCGCTACAGTTCCTAAAAGCTCTTGCATACTAACGTCACCCGCTGAAGCCGCTCCCGAGGCTCTAGCAAAACTCCTAGCTAATTGTTCGCCGTTAGTTTTACCAAGTTTAATTGTAGTAAATAGTCTGTCTGAAACTTCAGCCGCTTGGCTAGCATCTAAATTGTAAGAGTTTAAAGCTGTTGTTAGAAGGTCTGTAGCGGTTGCTGTATCCGTCATTGCAGCTTGTCCGAACTTGCCGACATTCTGCATGAACTCTACAACCTCCGATTCGTCTACCCCTGCAGATAAAGCTTGATAGAAACCTTGTGCTGCCTCAGTTGCGTCTAGTCCTAAGCTTTGAGAAAGTAGCAATGCAGAACGCCTAAGCTCTGTCATTCTTTTATTAGTAACACCCGCAATAGTGCTTACCTCTACCATTGCTTTATCGAAAGCAAACCAAGATTTGAGAGTGCTTTTAACAGCTAACGTTAAGCCGCCTACCCCGCCCACTAGAGCTATCATAGATCCAGTAAGCCGTCTCCCGCCTTTTGAAGCTTTGTTTAAACCCTCTTCTGCATTGCCCCCCGTTTTGGCTAGGTCTTTTAGCTTCCTTTGGGCTTTGTCTACCCCGCTAGATTCTACCGATAATCTTAATCTTGCTACGTCTTCAGTCATTGTTTAAGCTTGCTAGGAATTGCTGGTCTACAGCCATTATGCCTTTGATTTCAAAATCTACTACCTCCGTTCCTGTTAGTTTAGACCAGCAACTAATTTCTTGATAGGTAATAGGCTTATCGGTTTTAATTTCTTGGTAGTAATTTAGTATGTAAATTAAGTGTTCATCTAACGGCTTTCTTTCTTCTAATTCCTTTGGCTTAACTCCTGTAGTTTTCCAAACTTGTTTTAGGTGGTCAATTTGCGAGACTTTGCTATCTTTTGGCTTTTGGTGGAACTTAAATTCTTCTCTTGCGAAGTCTCTGATTTTGTTAAGTTCCGCTTGGTAAAATTTTTCCTTTTAGCTGAAGCCTCGTCTATTTCTTGTGCTAAAACAGGGGCTTTTTCCAGCACCTCTTTGATGTTTTTAACGCTGCATGGATAAGGCGACCCGTCATCGTTTTTAAAACTCCAATCCACAACTAAAGAAGAAAGCAAAATCCTCGTTTCCTCTTCAATCTTGAATGTAGTATCAATGTCTTTGTCGCTATCTTCAAGTTCTGTTAGTGCAACTATTTTTCTTCTAAAACGTGATTGGCTTTTTTTAAATGGCGTTGAGTCAGTGCCTCTAATTTTAATCCAATGTTCCGTTTTTTTTCCTTCTACGTCTCTAAGGGGGATTACTACCCCCTCTTCGCTTAGTTCTGATGTTGCAAATGCTTCTAGGTCTTTCATATTTTTTTTTTAATTAGTGTGCGTGATTATCGCTAGGGAATACGCACCCCTCCCAGCATGAGGCAGAAAAGAATTAAACTGCCGAGCGATCTATTTGGATGTTAGATAATACTGTTGTATCATCAACCAGAGCTTGGAAAGGCACTGCAAGGGTGATTGCACCCGCTCCGCTCACATCGGGGTTAGCCCCTCCTGTATAAGTGATGCGAGGAATCAAAAATTCATATTTGTTAGTTCCATCGTTAAGTTCAAATTCAAGGCTTGATTCTGTCTCGTTAATGAACTTTTCAACCTGTTGAGCGTTCTCAAAATACATGGTTGCTGATCCTGTTAGGGTAGAACGTCCGATAGTTGGATACTCAGTTAGATCTGATCCAACTACGTTACGAGCCTCAAGACCATTTTCAAGAGTCAAGGTAAGTTCCGTGATGATTGAAATGATAGAGCCATCAACTTTAACAGATCCAGTGAATCCATTGAAAGGACAGTTTGCGCTTGTTGTCCCTAGAACTGATCCTGCTGGCTCTGTCTCATTTACTGACATATCACGCCCGATAGTGCCGAAAGAGCCTGTAAGCGTCCCTACGGGGGCTACAGTGAGGTTTAGAGTGTTATACTCTACGCCCGTGTAAACATAGTAAGGCTTATCCGCTGCAAGCTGGTCTGAGAAATGGCGCATAAGCGTGAAACTCCTGCGAGTAACTCCACCCTTCAAGCGGTCAATTCCTACCCCGCCTCCGTCTACATCCCAAGTGCCTAACAGAACAGCTTCTAGCTCTTCGTCATAAGATCCATAGGAAATTTCAAAACCAATATCTCCAGCTACGGCTTTTACTCCGTGCTTGGCACATTTGATCTGGCGGTCTTCTCTTAGCTCTTCGCTAACAGTGATATCTTTCGACATTCCAAGACTAACAGCCGTATGGCGTAGTTTTTTGAATGAAGGAGTTGCGGGTGTTACCCCGTAAGTTGATTCCTCTACAGAGTAAAGGGCATGGCGTGAAGCATCTGACATAATATTTTTTGTGTTTGGTGTTTAGTTGATTGTGCGTGTTAAGCGAGAATACCAGATCACCGACACAGGCACTCGAAAAAAGTTGTTAGCAATAAATCCATCCGTTCTGCCACAGTTGCGAATAACAACCTCCTGCCCACTATAGCTGAAACGCC